AAGAATAAACTCAAAGCAGTTTCTAAAGTGCCGCCGCCGCCTGTTGCTGTAACTGTGCAGCGTAGACCGCCTGCTCCACCGCCACCTGAATATCCAGTAGCACCGCCACCTGAACCGCCACCAGCGACTACTAAATAGTCAACGCTGAACGAAGGGATCACATAAGGCGATAAAATTGCACTAACTACGTTGGCGATCATTAGGCTATTGCACCCACGACATACCAAGTGTTAGCAGCCGTCTTAATACATGCTGCTGACTTATATTGACCAAGCGTTGGAGAAGCCGCAGTTGCGCCTGCTGAAAGAACTGTAGTCGTGCCGGGTGTTACTGCTGAGATAGTGCAAGTACCTACGCCAATGTTAAGAACTGTCAGTACTGTGCCTATCTCGAATGCCACCGAAGCATCGGTAGGGATCTTAAAAGCGATAGCAGTTGCCTTATTCATAATCTCTAGGCTTTGGTACTGGTCTGCTAAAACTGCTGTGTAGTCGGCTGTGTTAGCCGCTCCTACTGAAAACGAAGTGAGTCCGTTATACATAGCCGCGCTTAGGACATCGCCTGTGCTTGCTGGAAAGCCTGTTGCCATTTATTTTCTCCTAATACGCCATTATGCTAGTGCCGATTATACCTGATACTGCGCTTCCGATGATGAAGCCCTCGACTATAGGTTCGAGAGTTGTTACTGTGCAGGACATGGCATTTGGCGTGATGTTCCATGAGAGTCCCTGCGCCTGTAAAGTCTTAACGATAGTTGAGCCGTCTGGCTGCACATTTGTGATCTTTAAGTTTGAGAAGTAATCCAGATCCAGCATTGTCGCAGTTGGTACATCTGGGTCAAGCAGATCGACCGTCATGGCATCTATGCGGATCGTTGTCTCTTTGCGAGTTGCTACATAGATCTTTGCCACATTGAGCGCATCTGCATCTGTCTGTAGAACTAGGTTGTTCTCGTTGATCTGATGTGGGAAGTACTTGGCAATAGAAGCTGAGTCCTCTGAGACCTGCTGAGTGCCGCCATAACGAGTCATACCAGCAGAGTTAATAATTAACTTGTCATCAAAGGCGAAGGTCAAGTTGGTATAAGGGATACCTGTAGTTTGATTAAACTCGATAGGAGTCTCGCCATACTTCTTTATCACATTGGTGCGGTTTAAATAAATCGCTGTGCCTTCTGTGTCGATATAAAACGCGCCCTGCTCTGAGAACTCTGCGTTCTTTAGCGCATCAAGCGCTGTGCGAGAAGTGCCAGGATCGGCTATGCAGGTCGTGTTGCCGGTATCTATTGTGCGCATAGAAGCAGGCCATGAGACTTGATCAAGGATCTTGCCAATTCGAGTGCCAGTATCTTGCCCAGCCGTAGCATCTGCCACAGTTGTGATCCCAGCCTGCTGCATCAGCCTAAAGGCATCTGAGCAAATTATGTCCACATAGCCTGTTTCTTGGCCTTGAGGATAGGTGTACTTGTAGTCTGTTGTATAGCCAGAGAATAAGAAATAACCAACGCCGCCTACCGTTGCTGATACACGCAACTTGCGAAGAGGAGTCAAGAAGCCAAAATAAGGCGAATTGACATTCTGTGGGTTGAAGTCAGAGTTAGGATCTAACACTCTAATAGTTGCAGACCCAGACTCGTAAGTATCGCGCATGATATTGCGACCGCGCTTGATACTGATCTGTCTTACATTAGGAGTCAGATCGACCGTAGGCTCTGGAGTAGTACTTGAAGCAAGTGTGCCTGTGCCTAGAACTCCGTACTTCTCATCGCCAATAGTGAAGGGATACCCAAAGGTAGCGCCGCTAGTAAAGTCGAAGGAGACAGATATCTGCGCAGGAAGTGTCATGGCCCGAATGACCCACCTTGACGGAATATGGCAGAGAACTTGGCAGATAGTGAAGCATCGAGCAAAGTATCGCGAAGAACATCTTGCAGGCTTTCTTGAGCAATAATCGAGCCAGCATTTACATTGACAGTAAAGTCCACGCCTGCCGCGCTTGTCTGTGTTGAAGCGTTAGGCAATGAGTACTGTTGACCAGTCACGCCATAACCTGTTGCCATAGAAGTCGGAACTGTTTGCATATTGACTGAGGCAATACGAGCGACTTGGCTTTCTATCATGTCAAGATAAGACTTCCATGCTGTAAAAGGGTTCTTAGCATCTGGCAGGCTTGCTAGATAAGCAGCTAGTTGCTGTGAAAGTCCTTGGCTCTTAGCAATTTCACCAGCAAGTTTGGAAGCTTCTGTTGTATTGCCGGTCAAGATCGCTAGTTGCAGTTCTAAGCGCTTGCGCTCCTCGGCTGATACTTCGCCTTTAAGTGCAGCAATAATTGAAGTTTGTTGAATATCGAACAGAGTTCCAGCCTTTTGCAACGCTGTCTGCTCTTTGATCGCCTTAGTCTGCTCTTTAGTTGTCTTGAGCAAAGCATCGCGGTTCTTTTTTGCTGCCTTGTCGGCTGCTGCCTTAGTTAATTCTGCTCTAATCGCTGGAGTGATTCCAGACATGTCTCGACCGCGGTTCATCTCGGTCTCACCTATTGCTCGGAAGGCTTGCAAGTCTCCACGCGCTAGGGCTGCTAATTGACCAACTCCAACGCCGAAGCGGCGCACGAAGGTAGCAAGTGCAGTAGAAGTCTTTTCGATGAGGTTTAGTGTGTTAGTAAGTCCACCTTCTCCACCGCCGCCAAGGGCTGCAAGTGCATCAAGTAAGCCACCACCAATAATCTCTTGAGCATTGCTAGAAGCAACTGATAAGCGCTGCATAGCACCTGCATAGGTATCAACTGCGACTGTTGCTTGTCCGCCAAATAGATCGTTGATGCGTGTCTGGACTTCCTCAAAGGTCATTGCCTTAAGTTCGACCTGAGTTAAACCAATACCGTATTTAGCAAGGGCGCGAGTCTGACCCACGAACCCCTTTGAAAGATCCCCTGCGACCGAGACAACATCTGCGCCGCTAGCTGCTGATAGATCCAGCGCGGTGCGAAGCAATGACTGGGCTTTAGCAACATCTCCAGTTGTAGTTAATAAGCGCTGGAATGCCGGACGGAGTTGATCATCAAGAATACCAAATTGCTTTTCAAGGTCTGCAATGAAGTTCTTGACTGAAGGATCTGCAAAGGCTAAGCCTAAGTTATCAAGCGACTGAGTTAATACTCTGGCTGCTTTATCATCTTGAGCAAAGGCTTTAGCGGCATTGAACCCAGAACGGGCTAAGCGTTGTGCGGTAAATAAGCCTAAGTAAGATTTAGCAAGTGTCTTGACTTGGTTATTAAGTCCGATGGTTGACTTAGCGGCATCTTGAAAGGCTTTCTTGCCAGAAAATACCGAAGCAATATCTATCTTTAGATCAGCCATTAATTCACCTTAGTCTTTGCTTTGAACTCAATGGCAGAACTGCCGATCGCTTTAACTATCGCTGCTGTTACTTTGCCTTGATCTTCTGCAAAGGCTCTAAAAATTGCTCTACCAGTCATCTTGCGAGTGGCTCTACCTGCTTGACCTTGTTGGCGTGGTCGAGCGTTGACCAGTTCGCCAGTTGCGTTGGCTCGATCTAGGAACTGTTTGCCCGCTTTAGGGTTTAGAGACTTGTTAAAGCCTCGCCCGTCCTCGCGGTAAGAAGCAGGAGTGAACTTAGTACGCTCGAAAGTTGGCTGACCGTCGGGGTTCTTTCGTCCTGCTGTCTCGTAAATTGCTCCGCCAGCAGATGAGTTAATAATACGCGCTAGAGATACGAAGCCGCGCTTATTAGGCTTAGAAGGGCGTGTTGAGTATTTAACTCCGCGCTTGGCTTCTGCTTGATCGTACTTAGGGAACACGCGATATTTAACTGTGTTCTCTGATGATGTAGCAGAAGTCCAGCCAGATAGCATCGCAGTATTAGATGGCATATAGCCACGCGCACGATTAGTAATCGGCTTTAGGGCAGCCGACATCTCTTTAGTAGTTTTCTTTGCTAGATCAGGCTCGAACTCTTTAAGGGCTTTGCGAAGTTTATCTGCGCCTTTTAACTCGACTGGCATCGCTCTGCTCCTTTGCTCTATCCTTTAGGGCTTGAAGTAAAGTCCTAAACATTGTGTGATCTAGTGCTATTAAAGTTTGGGGCGAGAGTCCAGTCTCAAGCGATAGTCTCGCTACGAGATAGGTGAAGGACTCCCGCGTTACTCCAAAGGGTCATCATCGAGAACCTCGACTCGCGTCAATGTCTCAAGGAATGACTCTCCGAAGGGTTTTACGGTTTCACCCGACCGACGAATAGACTCCCAGCAAAGCCAATAGACATCGCTCTGCTTTTCATCATCTCTAAAGGCTTTATGGAAGCCCTTCTTCGCATATTGCTCGAAGGCGTACTCGATCGCTGGTGTGATCTGGTACTCGTTAACGCTTCCGTCTGCCCTTGTAACCTTTAGTTTTGCCATGCTTTTGCCCCTTAGTTAGTGATTTAGAATGTGCCGGTTGTTGCTACTGCAACTGTGCCATTCACATTAAATGTGAGTGACTGTGTGCCAAGATCGCCAACTGCGCCGTTAATATCGGTTGTGTTGTTGATTAGGCAGGTCATTGTGTAGAGAGGGTTAGTAGCCGAAACTGCTGTTCCCTTGCTCTGGAGAAGAACGACGGTAACTGATGTACCCCAAGCAGCTTGCAAAGTTGCGAGAACTGATGCTGTTGCTGTGTCGTTTAGGAAGTCGATAGTTACTGAAGATGCTTCCAAGCCTTTAACGAACTTGTGTCCGCTATCGCCCATTGCTGTTACTTCAAGTTCATCGAATGATCGGTTAAGTGTTACTGATGTGACATGGTCGCTAAGATCAACGGTGTTAACCTTTACGCCGACCAAGTTGCTTAAGAATACTGCCATTTAGGTTATTCCTCGTCTTTCTTAGTAGATGGTTTTGGTGCTGCTGGTGCAACCTGCCCGATCTTAATCAGGAAGGCTTCTTGCTCTTTTTCCCACTCGGACATAATTAACTCCAACTCGTTAGGACTGAGACTTGCATTGAGCAAGTCAGAAGATCGCCCGATGCAGCATTGAGAACGCTTGGAGCGCTCACATCTCCCACATTATAGACGATAGAGGAAGCTGCTAGTTTATTAAACACAGCAACTAGCAGATCCTCAATACCATTCAAATTGCCTTCGTTGTCCAGTAAAGGCACGAAGATGTTGACAGAAAAGTTAGCAAGCGGTGCGATAGTGTTATAGCCATTATTATTAGGTGTTACATAAGGATCTGCAGGGCTAATTACTACGCTGTTCACGATCGGCGTTGCCGGCGGGAATGAAAAAACTGAGTACTTAGTATTATCTACAAGCGCTGCTGCAATAGTTGCGCGAAGGGTTGAGATCGCCGCCATGGTTAGCCAACCATGCTACGCGGATCGAGAAAAGGGGCAAGTAAGCCGCGAACGCGAGCAAGCAAAGTGTTACCCATT